AAGAACTCATTGTAAAATTGTGTTCGTTCCTGAGGGGCGCACAAACAACGTCGGTCGTATTGCCCTGTCACCCTGTTTTTAATTGTTTGCAACTTACGTAAGTGCATTTTACTTAGCCTTTGCGGGTTTAAGTTGGCTAGTATTCCGTGTATTTCTAGTAATTCAGCCTCGCTAAACATAAGTCGACAACGTAAGAACATAAAGAAACAAGGCACGCGGTAAGAAATTCACCGCTTAAAGCCCACGTAGTCCAGAACCCCATGCACTTAGGACAACCAAACGCATTGTGCAAATAGATTGTAAGGCTATTTAAAGGCACTTCGGTAAAGACGCGGTCTATGAGGTCCTGTAATGGCTCAAAGTTCGTTAAAAACCAAGCTAAAGCCGTGTAAAGTAGTATTTCCATGTGGTTAAATTCTAGTCAAATATAAGTTTAATTTTTAAACAAGACATATTTTAAACAAAAAAGCCCCTTTTTACGGGGGCTAGTTGTTAGTGTAGGTGTTTATATAAATACTCGTCTAGTTTAATGAGGGTCGAAAGGGCTACGTCTTTGCCGTCTAGAAAATTGTTTATTTGGAAATGGTGAAACTTGCCAGTCCGTTCTTTTATTTCGGTTACTATTTGATTTCTTGTCCGTGTTTTCAACAATTCTTTAAGCCCACGCCTTAGCGCTTCGTCTTGAATGAACATGATCATGCTTTAAAAGGGTAAGTCGTCGTTTGAAACTAGGGGCGCAGATTGTGGGGCTACGTAAGGTTCAGAAAAAGACGCGCTAAAATAGCTATTTCCATTACTTGACGTCTTAACCCAAAGGGCAACTTCCATTTCTTTGCCGTTTACGTTCACTTTTCCCCTGTAGTCGGGTTGGTTAGCGCTCGTCTTTTTGTCGTTTTTAAAGATTGCTCCAGTGTTTAACTTGTTTTCCATTGTATATATTAATTAAAGTTACAAAATATTGAGTAGATTATTAGCATTAAACCTACTGCGAGAATAACCATAGTGCCATAAGCTGCCATCTCTTCTCTGCGGTCGTCTTTGTTTAGTTTCATTGTTCTTGTTGTTTAAATGTTTTTACTTCGTCTTTTAGTCGTTCTACGTACAAAGTCGCGTCCATGAGTTCGTCTTGTAGGTGTGTAAGCCATTCTAAGGCGCTTAGGTCGTTTCTTTCTAGCGTAGTGTTGTATTTCATTATTCCTAGTTTCGAACGTTCGTTAAAACGGGCTAAAACACGTAAAACTATTTTGTCTTCTATTTGCTGTTTCATAGGAAATTATAAAGGGTTTCGTAATACTCGCGGCATAGTTCGACGCGTTCTTTAATTTGTTCTATTACTTCGTCGTCGCGTTCAACCTCAAAGACTTTCACACGGCGGTTGTCGGGAATGTGGTCGAAGTTGTGGCGCTTTTGCACTTCGTCTATTAGATCCAAACTTTCTTCTAAAAGGTTAGCGTTCCAGTGCGCGCGACGTATTTCGTCTTGCACCATGTCTAGCGGTGTATTGACTAGGCAGTAAACTAGTAAACTTTTTTGTTTACCTGTAAGCCACATATAGCCCTGTAATTGATAGTAATAGTCTTTAGTCGGTATTTCTGTAGCAAAAAATGGGAATGTCGTAGCGTCCCAAGAAGACTTAACGTCTAAAATAAGGCTAGCCGTGTTTACGTCGGGCGTACCCGTTACCCAGTCGTTACTGAAATGTTCGTCGTTCTTTAGAATAAAACCTAACTCTAGGACTTCGCTAGCTAGTTTAATGCTTTCGTCTTCTACTAGATTGCCTTTGTCGGTGTAACGCGAGTTAAACGTCTTGACTATTCCGTATTTTGCTAGTAGAACTTGTTCTTCTACGTAGGTCTTAGCCGTTTGGCTAAGTATTTCGCTTTTTGAACGCGGCGAGGTCATGATTTTACCAAGTGCCGAGCATCGTACTCTAAAAGTATTCATAGGGCTTCGAGCATTTCGGTTTGTGACTCAGTCAAAGTGAAGCTAGACGTTATCTTTTCTTTAGTTACTTTGCCTTCTACGATAGCTTTACACGCGTCTTGAAAGCGTTTGTTGTCAATAGCGGGTAATTGCTTTACTTGTTCACCGCTTGCGTCCGTGTCTTTATCGGTAACTAGTCCTAAAGCTGAACTGAGGGCGTAACGTCGAACGTAAGTAATAGCAGACCCCATAACTTGGAAGTCGTTCATGCCTTTAAGTTGTACACCTTGCGGTATTGCCGTAGTGCTTTCGATAGTTTCGCCACTTTCTACATGGAAAATGCACGTTACTAAGTCTGTGCCGTTAATTAATTGCGTAAAGCCTAGCCCGTGTTTCTTTAGTAGCGGGTTAATCTTGTCGAAAATAGCGGGTAAGTCGGCGTAAGAATAGCCGAACCCCTGAGTCCCTTTGTGAATTACTGGTACTTCTTGTTGGAAATTAGCCAGCGCTTTAAATAAATTTTTCATAGCTTGTTTTGTTTACGTGCGTTACAGATGCGCACCCCCCTGTTTAATTAGTAACTATCCGAGTAATACTTTTCGACCCCGTCTATAAATAGATAGCGTTCTTTAAGGTAACCCTTTTCGTCTTTAACGTCTACGTAGACTTTTTCTTTTGCGATCCAACCTTCTGAATTTAAACCTTCGGCGTTATGCTTCTTGCTTAACTTAGACGCCAGTTTCAATGCCGCGCTTTTTGTTTTTCGTTCGTGCCATTGTAGTATATCCATACCACCATTAATGCTACAAACTTCTATTGAATACACCATAGCTTGTATTTTATCAATGAACTTATATCCAAATATAATCATTAATTAGATACAAATATAAATTTTAACAAAAAATTAACAATTTTAACTAAATTTTAACAACTTGATTAGTTCTTAATCTTGACTTTGTTTAATATCTAAACACTTTTTTTTGTACGTCGATATAATTTTTTTTAGTTCGTCGGTGGTGTACTTACGCACCTCATGGGCCTCAGCGTGCAGTTTTAGCAGTCGTTCAGCGCCTATTCGCTTTTCAATACCTATTTGATATTCTAAAAGGTTGCCGTGTTTATATCGGTTACAGGTTACGCATTGTGCATGAACGTTGTCTTCGTTAAACGTGACGGCTTTGTGTCCACCCATGCTGAAATAATGCCCAGCGTCGTACTTTTCACCCAAAGAACCGCTGCAACTGACGCAAGGTTTACCTTGATCCCTTAGGCGTATGTATGTATTGAATACTTTTTGTGCTTCTTTAAGCCAGTCTGAGTTCGTTTTTATTTCGTTCTTAAGCTTGGCCTTCGTCTTTTTCCATTCCTTAGCCTTAACTTCTTCTACAAACGCTTTAATACATTCGTCTTTTAGACAATACTTGGCGTTGAAACGGACAGGCTCGAACTTGTCTTTACAATTTTTACAACGCATTTATATAGTGTTTAGGGTATTGACATTCTTTAAGTAAACATTTTTTCTTTTCGCGTTGATCTAAAAATTTAATGTATCTAAATTGCCTTAATTCATGCTTAATAGCCTTGTCATAAAAGCCACGACTTTCTAATTCCGTTTTTTTATTCCGTTTGCCGTTTGTTATTCTACTATTGTGGTAAATTTCGTTTTCAAATTCCCAAAAAATACTTTTATGCTCACCATAAAAACTAAAACTAGCCGCTTGATAAACTATCCCAAGACCACCGCAACGCTCGTCCGCAAAAGATTGAATCCATTTTACACGCGGGTGTTTTTTACGTAAATATTTAACACAATAACTTATAGCTCTACTTTCTGCGTATTCTATGCAATTGTCGTCTATCCACATTCTATTTAATTCTTTGTACTCATCTATTTTACTATCCTGTACGATAGACTCATGACTTTTAGGGTTCATTGCATATCCTAATTGTAAAGCCCCACATAAATTACCATTGTAAAATACACCCAAATGTATATGTGTGGTTGCATCGTTACAAACCTTTTTTGAATAGTGGTTTTCAATTATTATTTTTTTACTTATTTCTTTTGGTATTTCTTTAATATAAAAGTCCATAGACCCAAAGCCTATGCATTCCTTTTCACCCCACAGACTTTCTTGTTCTTTAAATATGTATTGTTTCATTTTTGATAAATTTTAAGACTTGGTTTTTATTCTTGAAGTGGTGTACTACAAACTTTCGTTCTGTAAAGTCGTATCGCACGGCTCGTAATTCACGCAGCATTCTTGCACGTGTGCATCTTTTACAACTGAATAGCTTACCTTTTCGTTCTGGTCGTCCGTATTCGCGTCGGTTTTCGTCGTAGCTTGTAAGTGGTTTAAACTTGAAACAGGTAAAGCATTGTATTTTGTCATAGTTCATTATATTTTTTCTATTTTAAAGTAAACTCTAGAAATGTTTTGCCAATTTCTTATATAAATAGGTGTCAATTTTTTTCTATTACGGACACCAATTTTTAACACTACATTGACTAAGTTTTCGATAGTAAATTGTTCGAGCGTTTCAATGCCGTAAAATTTATTTACGTAGTCAGTTCTTTTAAAACGCAAATGTCCAATTTCACCAAATGTAATAATCACACCTTTTTTAGCCATTTTAATAGACAAATCAAAACAATCAAAGGCGCTACCAAAAGGGTCTATATCAATTAAATCAAAACTGCAATTTTCATAGTACAATTTGCAAACTAATTTTTCCGCCTTATCGTTGTAGTACGTATTAAATTTGCTTTCTATATCGTTAGTATATACTTCATATACTTTGTCTAAATAATAAGAATGCGCGCCAGCAAATAAATCTAGTACGCTTTTAGGTTTTATTTCAGACAAAAACAATTCATTATGAAAATATTTGTCTTCAAGGTGCTTTTCATTGTATGTATTACTTTTTTTTGCAATACGTTTCATTTTAATTTGTACCTGTAAAACATCCCTGTCTATAGACTCGGCAATAGCTTTTATTGAATGGCCTTTTTCTTTTAAATCTATGCACCATTCTATTTCTTTTTGAGTCCATTTTCTAGGTTGGTTTAATGTAATACCACCATTTTTTAAAAGTTTTCCTTTGTATTCATTTGGCATTTTCATAGTTCTATGTCTTTAAATTTAAGTTCGTTTTTTAGTTCTTGGTAGGCTACTCGAAGTTCAGCGTTACGTCTAGCTAGTTGGTTTAGTTCTCGGTTCAGGCCTTTTATTTCGTTTTCCATTTCGATAATTACTAGTTCAGTTTTTAGAAGTTGTTCTTCGCTTTCTTTGCTTCCTTCTATGTAGTCCTTTGCGTCGGGTTTGTCCTTTTCTAGCTTTTCACGTACGTTTTTAATTCGTTCTCGAACGCACCAAATAACGTTTTTAGCCCAAAGTATTTTTAAGTTGAGATCCATATTTAAAAGGGTGTTTTTGTTTGTATTTCTTTTGGTCGGTGTTTACGTAGTGGGTCGACTCCGTACACTTCGAAGCCTAAACCTTTGTTAAAGTCGAGCATTACAGGTTCGTTAATAGGTGTGTGACGTCCGCCTGTTTCCATGTCCTTAACTTTTTCGACGTTTACCCACGTTTTGAATTTCATTTCAGGGTGTTTGATTAGTCGGTGAATAACAAACATATCGTCACACCTATTCAAGAAACTTTTACCGCCTTCAATATGGTCCTTTAAAGG